CCATTAGGTTGCAATAATAAATCGTAGTTAACAGAATAGTCGTTTTTGTCTCTTGATTGAACCCATGCTCCACTGCCAGAAACACCTGAATCAAGCGAACGTGAACCTGCAACATCTAAAACACGAGTAAAGTCAGAACGTGTTGAACCTGAAGTAGATGGTAGGGCTAATGTTGCAAGTTGTGTAAAACCACCACCTGAAACAACTAATTTTCCGTAAGCAGATGGGTTTGTAGTACCAACACCTAAGTTACCACTAGAGTCTATACGCATCCGTTCTGTAGCGTTTGTAGCAAAAGCAAGGGCTTGTGGCCCTGGAACCATCATTGTTGCAACACCACTAGCATGAACAAAAGAGAAATCGGATGTCAAGGCATCAGATAAATTTAACGATACATTTCCTTGACCAGAAACATTAACATAACCTCGGATAGAAGTTTTTCCGTAACTGCTAGGACTTGTAGTTCCAACACCCAAATTACTTCCATCAAATACTAAATTAGACCCAGTAGCCAAAGCAGTTGTACTAGAAGCGTATGCCACGCCATTGGTTGTGAATGCTGAACTAGAACCTGTGCCACCCTCTGCAGCCGTGATGGGCGTGCTGACAGACGAGATGGTGACGTTAGACAACGTGACGTTTGTGAACGTGCCTGAACTGACCGTCACGTTAGATGCAGTCGTGTTACCAGAAATAGTGCCACCTGTGATTGCCACATTTGCCAGTGCCACAGACCCGTTGCCTATACCGTTCACCGCCTGGTAAACGGTGGCGTAGTCACTGTCTAGGTTGGACAGTGGAATAGCCGTGGTTGCGTTTCCAAACGTGTAGGGAACTGTTATTGGTAATGCCATGTTAGAACCTCACTCTTAATTCATGCTCAAACTCAAATGTGTTGACGATATACCCAGCAGAATTACTGGTTAGCGTTAACCCTAAATACTTACCGTACTGCTCTGCATCTGATTTGTACAGATAATATCCCGCCTGATTTAACCAAATTATCGTTGCAGACGAGTTGTTTGTCCAACCAATGAGGTTGCCCAAGTTGTTAGTCCACCCTATCGTGTTTGTAAGGGTATAGGCGGGGCTAGAACCCGTTTCTGAGTCCACGGTGACACTCAGAGTACCACCTTGCGACAACGTGGCCTCTACAGCGAATTTGAGGGCTTGTTTTGTGCGGATGGGGTCACCCATCTCATTGAGTGCAGTCTGGATATAACTGCTCACATTGGCTGTACTGTCACTGTACAACTGTCTTAATACTTTTTTATCATCTGTACCATACAGTTTGACCTTCCCACCAAATGGAACAGAGGTCACATATTGAATGTTACCCTGGCTAGATATGTACCACTTCTTCTCAAAGAAAATAGCCTGAATGTAGCGTGATCCTGATGGCCCAAGAGGAAAGGAGCTGTTCACATAGAAGTTAAACACCGCACACAAGATGTTGTTGAGCAGCGTTTGACCCGCTGTGACAGGCTTACTGAAGTCAATATAAGGAAAAATACCGTCTAGCGGGTCAGAAATCTTGGTGGTGGTAGAACCAACCAGGGCATAAATACCATAGTCGTTCATAAAAAGGACTGACCTGAAATAGGGGAAAATGGCGTATATTCTGGATGTACCTATAGACGCACTCACGTTGGTGTTGGTGAACACCGTAGCCCCTGTGGAGGTCACTTGCAAGTCAGAAAACACGTTGATGCTATCGTCTCCGAACACATACAAGAAGTTATTGGCAGACAAGAGTCCCTTGATGTTGCCGTGCAAGGTGCTATCCTGAATGTTGAACGCCACAGCAGAGACAGACGTGAAATCTGTGGGGCTTGTGGAGGCAGACGCATACACCGTGCGCCCCTGTGCCACCCAAACTCTGTTGGAAAAGGTAGCCAAGTCCACTATGGGGTTTAACTGCACAGTCGCAACAAGGTTTGCACCCGTGCCACTACCACCTGATACTGCCACAGACGGTGCAGAGGTATAACCCGTGCCAGGATTGTTCATAATGACCTGGCTGACCACGTTTCCAGAAACAATAGCAGTTGCATTTGCGTTTGCACCCCCACCACCCGTGATGGTGACTGCTAGGTTGCCATACTGACCGTAGCCTGTGCCCCCGTTAGTAACCTGAATGGTCACTGCACCTGTGGCAAAAGTGACGAGCTGGGCTAGAGCAGTAGCATTTGACCCGCCACCGCCAGAAATAGTGACACTAGGCTGAGACGTGTACCCGCTACCCGCATTTGTGAGAATAATCGAGTTCACGATACCCGTGGAAAGTGCTGCATTTGCAGTTGCACTCGACCCACCGCCCCCAGTAATGCTGACAGACGGAGCATTAAGGTAACCAGAACCTGGTGTCACCACAGAAATAGCGACTACATTGCCCCCTTGTATAACCGCAGAAGCGGTTGCGGTGCTGCCACCCTGTACATCTGGGGTTGCAATCGTCACCGTGGGCACAGATGTATAACTGTTACCCCCATTAGTTACTTGAATGCTCTGCACCCCGCCAGAACCTGTGGTAATTGAGGCCACAGCTGTTGCCCGTACACCGTTGGCATTGTTGGGCGTGGAAATTACCACGTTTGGAGCAGACGTGTAGTTGATACCAGGGTTGGTAATGGCAATACTGCCCACAGAACCTACAGGAATCAGACTAACCCCATTCCAGTCAAACAAACCCTTGTTGGGGTCACCCACAAACAGGTCAGTATTTTGGTATTGCGTGCTAGATACGTTGGCATTTGACAGTGTGCCTGTACTTGCAATAGTGACAAAGTTGTTAGAAGACAGGTCAAATGCCTGTAATGCTCCATTATCTTCTGCAGCCACAATGTAATCGTCATTGATGTTGGCAGAAGTGAGGTAAGTGACGTTGTTGGTGAACACCACCGCATTTGCACCGTTGGTCACGTTGCTACTGGTGGGAATAATCCGCATATTGCCAGACCCCACAGGCATGGCGTTCTCTAACCAGGAGAACTCATCCTTGTCGATAGCCGTGCGGTTGGCTTTGGTGTTGAGACCCTTGAAAGCCTTGATTACCTGGTAGGACTTCTTCTGTTCTGCGGAGGCCATTCTTACCCTCCACTACTGTATGGATCAGGAATCCTTCTTGTAAACGTGCTGTTCAAGACGTTTAATATGTGTTTGTTATATTCTTGTTTGAAGATTTCAGCCTCACCATAGGACTGTTCATAGAACTTGGCCTTGTATGCAGCGTAGTATTGCACCGCTGTAGACCACGGGTCAATGATGCTGTCGGTCTGGGTGGGGTTATTGAGTGACAACGCAGTGGGCAAAATATTGGTATCTACCTCGATGTAGTAGAGTTGGTCTGGTATGGGGGCAATGTAGATGGCCTGTTGCCCGTACATAGAGAAACAGATGGGTCTGCCCACATAATTCTGCCAGTAACGCAACTGGGCGGTGAAGTTGGACCAAGGCAGATAACGCAAAGGTATCCGACTATTGCCCCAATATAGGTTGATATTGACAACATCATAGACATTGATGCCCTGGGGCAACGCATTGAATGGAAGAACCTCGCAATTACTCACATACTGCAGCATGGCAGTGCCATCTGCAAATGGAGTGGTGGGCGGGAAAGGATTAGCACCATTAGGATAAATTGGTGCAGAGTTGCCTGATGTCCCACTTTGGGTGTAGACATAGTTGTAGATGTTGGAGAAGACGTACTGACCAGCTGTGACTGCGGTGTTGCCTTGCCAAATGGTAGGAGAAACACCCGTCAGGGCAGTAGAGTTGTAAGCCAGGGGAGCTGTAGTAGTCTGAAGATTACGCAGACAACCAGTATCTCTAACGGTGCGTTCTCTCGCCTCGTTAATGTAGGTGGTTAGCTGGTTTTGCGTCCAGAAAACATTGTTAACGTCATGGAGCAAATTTTCAACTTGGCTGAGATAGTCGTTAAGCGTTGCCATTTGCTGTCCATGTTAGGCTACCTTCATTTGAGTCTTTTCCCCCGAACCCTTCTGGAGGGTTAGGGGTACTCGTCCAACAGCCGAGGGTAACGAGCTGTTTTTCCCTGGTCTTTCAGTTGTAATTTCAAACTGATCTAACTTTTTCAAACCTTCTGCTAGTTCGCTGTGCAGTTGTATCCACCCCCAGCGAACCAAGATATGCTCTCGATCATCAAGACCATACCCAAATAATTGCACAGCTGCCTCAATAGGCAACTCTACAGGAGTATTCTTTTTGAACTCGTAAGAACCCACAGCGAGCTGTGTGTCCCCACGGTTCGTAACAAACACGTTCATTAGAACTGTACAACGTCACCGTAAACTTGGAAGTTCACAGTGTTGCTATTACCAGAAACTGTGGTCACATTCACATAAAGTGACTGTGTCAAGTTGCCAGTAACTGAAGTTGTAGTGGAGTAAGGCGTTGCTATGGTCAAGTCTTGGTATCTGCCCGCTGCAGTGATGTTACTCAAAGCCACGTTAGCAACTATCGCATTGGATGCGTTGCCGTCATTGCTTGTTGTAATCGTCACATAAGCAGACGAAACAGACCCTGTAGGATTGTTGACAGTAATTCTGCGAGGAATCACTGCACCAGAACCCACTGCAGTCCCTGAGTTTGTGAGGCCACCATTCAACAAAGGAATAGTGGCAACCGCATTACCCAAGGCTGCCATAGACACAACTGTAGCTTGACCAATACGACCGTATCCAAACGAATCCAGATAATACTGACTGACTGAATCGGGATTAGCCATTGTTCACTCCTTATGATGCGTTGTATGTACCAGACACGTTCTGTCCACCGTCAACAGTCAACAAAGTAACTGTAGCGTTGGTAACAGAAGAGTTGGCAAACACGTTAACACCGTCAGAGAAGATCATTCCACCAGTGTTGTTAGCCAACACGGTTGAAACTGCTGTGATGTTACCGTTGGTATTCACTGCGCTGGTGGCCTGGATGGTCACGTTAGCAGTAGGGAACACAATGTAAACACCAGCGGGAATGACGTTACCAACTGTTGTGGCGGGTGTAGTGGTAATCTGGAAATACGCACCAGGCGTATTAGCGACTGCACTTGCAAGGATAATTTTATTAAGAGCTAATGCCATTTCAAATTCTCCTTATAGCGACAAATAATTGTAGCCAGTGATCTTAGACATTGACTTGGGCTTGACAGACACCAACTCAGCAATCATAAGAACAGCACCGACATAACCGATTTGCCAGTTAGGTAGAGTGGACTCAAACCCTGTGAACACAAACGAACCTTGCTCATGGATATAGAGCGACAAGTAGTTGGTGTTGAGGAAGTACACTGTGCCTTCTGGACAGTATGGGTCTGGATAGATTGGCACGCCAGCAACCATCAATGCACGGAATGCAGCTTGAGGGCCGTTGTTGTCACCATCAAATCCTGAACCAGGAGTGATCACATATTGCTCTTGACCAACAAAGTCTTGAGCCAACAATGTCCAAGTACCAAATCCGCAAACACCGAAAGAAGGCATTTCTGCACCTTTTTTCACTGTACCAGAGATGTACTGGAGAATGTTTTGACGTGTGGGGTTTACGTTACCAGCTGCGTAAACCTTAGACTGCCACCAGGTGTAGGTGGAACGGTTGATGTTACCGTAAGTAGTCTGGTATGCAGCACCACCTGTACCATCATCCACAGCAGCGGGCAAACCGATGAACTGTTGATTGTTGGTAGTGTTGTTGTACAAGGCCGTTGCCATTGCGTCCATCATGACGTTTGTTGCGTCATTCATACGGGCTTCAATCAACGGGATAATTGCAGCGTCTTGTTGAGCCACGCCTTCCATACCGAGGAACGGTACGGGAGAGATCATCAACTTGAGGTCAAATTCAGCGTTGTAAGCACCTTGTTGGACTGACGGCTGGGCAAAAGAGCCAGAGTAGTCAGACCATTGAGCGTTTACAAACTGTGCGCCCTGGACGGGAACAGTTACTGAAGAAACACCACCAGAGGCTTGTTGACTGTTGGCAATCAACGCAGCCATTAGTGGCGTAGAGTTATACAGTTGGACAACCAGTTTAGGAATGAACGCACGTCTTGTGACGTAGGTTAATTA